CTTTTGCAGCATGAGTGCTCCTCAAAACTACCTGTGAGAATCAGTACAATATGGCCTATTATAACAGGGGTTGGGTGGAGGCGAAAGTTTTTTCTATATAAAAGACCATGCTATAATTTACCGTTACTGCATAACAGCGGTTTGGAGATAAAAATACCCCTATATGTTGGCGTTATTATCTCTCAACCACTATATATGGCGGTTTATTAACTTAGATCAATCATCCCTGGTGCCAATCTGTGCCAATCCTCAATGATTTTTTATTTCAATACTTGTGACAGTGGTGATCGCATCCATAAGCAGGGCAGCGGTCTCCTGGCTGTCGGGGATGTAGTGACTGTAGGTGGATAGCAATACGCCCACAGACTGGCCCAGGATCCCGGCAACCCGCACCGGCGGCTCGCCATGCAGGAGCATAATACTGGCAGCGGTGTGACGAATGTCATGGAAGCGGATGATCGGCAGGCCAGCGGCTCGGGTAAGGTGATGGAAATGTTCGGTGATGTGCTGCCTGTTCCGCGGTGTTCCGGTTCGCGTGGGGAAGATCAGATCGTTCTCCCTCCATGAATCACCAGCTGCCGCCCGCATATCCGGGATGGTATTGCGAAATTGAAAGCTGAGCGCTTCCAGTAGGCCGCGTCCCAGGCGGATGGTACGGGTACCTCGGGTAGTTTTGGGCGGCCGAAAAACAAAGCCCCCGCCAATGGGCCGATAGACCTGGCGCGTGATCTTGAGCATTTCGCCAGCCCAGTCGATGTCTTTCCACTGTAGGCCGAGAATTTCACTCAGGCGCATGCCGGTGGAGAACGCCAGGCGGAAAAATGGATCGGAATCACACCGCAGCAGGAAAGCGTTGACCTGGTTTTCATCCCACACCTGCACCTCGAATTTTTCAGAGCGGGGAACATCTGCCATCTCGGACCAATTTTGAGCGACCAGGCCGATTTTTTTGGCATGTTTCAAGAACCCGTGCAGAATGACATGGGCGAATTTTATGGTGGGGACGCCAATGCCGCGCCGCGCCATATCATCATATAACTTTTGCACCCTGGCCGAGGACAAATCTTTGAGTTTGAGTTTTCCGATGGCCGGCTGGATGTAGGTTCTGGTAATGCGGTTATAAGTCTCAATGGTGGCCGGGCGGGACTGGGTGGCTTTGATTTTCAGCCACCGGGTCAGCAGTTCGCCGACCGTGGTCTTGGCGCTGTCATAGGTGAGGCCCTGCTGGCCCTGGCCGCGCATGGTTACGATCCATTTCAGGGCGTCGCGCCGCAGCCGGAAAGTTTTAGAGATACGCCGGCCGTCCAGAGTGACGCGGGCGGTGTAGGAACCGTTCGCCCGCTTACTAAGTTGACCCTCGCCGTGGGAGCGTTTCGCCATCGTAATCCCTGTCGCGCAAATGTTCTAAATTATTATACTGCTTTTCCGGCAGGGAGGTCACTCCAATGACACGGTCCAGGTCCCTTCGGCCCGAACGATCAATAAAATTGGCGCTCCCGGAACGATGACAGTTCCGAAATAGGGCGCGATCTCATTGACGATAAGCTCCTTTGCATCGCCGGCCGTCCAAACAATGAAGTTGCTGTCGCCAGAAGCCTCGAATTTGGCAATAGAAGGATCGCCGACCAGATAGAGAATATTATCGCCATTTCCCTGGTAGCTACCGGGAACCGATATCATCTCCAGCGGCGCATCCTGGTAGGGGGTGATGGTTATCGACCAGGGGCCACTGGCCTGCACCTGAATCACGGATGTATTTTCACCAACGATAAAATCCATTTCGATGCGGCCTGAATAGCTGCCGATGGTGTTGACCAATAAATCAATCAACTGGCCGCCTGAATCATAATTTTGAACGATGAAATTCGATCCGCCCGAATATTCAAGATCGACAATGGCCGGGCCAACCGGATTGATCGTGATCACATCGTCACTGTTTCCCGAAAAAACCTGCGGGGGAGTCGGTTGGGTTGGCGTTGATGTGGGGCGCGGCGTTTCGGTCGGCTGCGGCGTTTTGGTTGGGGCAGCCGTTGAGGTAACAGTGGCGGTTGCCTGTACCGCCGTTGCGGATGCCTGGATGCTGGACTGGCCGGCGGCTGGTTCCTGCTCGCTCGATTTTCCGCCCGCGCCGAGCAGCAGAATAAAAAACAGCAAATAGGCAGCGCCAATCCCGGCGATGCCAAAAATGCGCTGCGAACCGCCCGCTTTTATGGACCTTATGCCCCATTTTGTGATTTCATACAGTAACCAAAACGGCAGAAAAATGATCCGGATGATCCAGACAAATAAACCAACCTTCTTTTTTGCAACCCGCGGTTGATCAGCCTGCGACATTTTTACCCCTTTCTTTAATTCCCCCTTGCAATATAGAATAATAGTTCTATAATATTGGTAGCAGGAGGGTGGAATGCTGATAACTTTTCAGTTTGATGATTTTCCGGACTTGGGGGTCGAAATCAATTTGGCGCCGTACTTTTCCAAAATTTCCAGCGCCACCTCCTCCGCTTCGGAGGAGTATTCGGTAATGGCGCGTTCTCTGAGAGTGTTTTTGATCTCGGAGTCGATGGACTGCAGCCTGGCTAAAAACTCGGGCGGAAGGAAGTCAAACGGGATGGACTGCCTTTGATAACCCAATAATTCCAATAAAGTGTAGTCACCTAATTTTTTGCATATTTTCAATACCGTCTTATATGATGGATTATTCCTTCCGTTAATCCATGTGTTTAAAGCCTTTTCGCCAACATCAAGAAAACGAGCAAATTCTGCCATTGATGCCAAAACACCCATATCCCTCTGCCAGTCGAGATATTTCGACATCAACCAAGAGGACGAATTAGGCTTTTCGCTCACATCTACATAATAGCAATTTTGGGAAATATTGTTAATACCTATTGACATTTTCGCTACATCTCTCTATAATATCTACATACGTAGAAAACAAGAACAAAAGTAGATTGAGAGAAATGTCCCAAACAATTCCTGAAATCACGCAGAAATATATCGGCGACCAATCCCTTGAGAAATTTGCAAAGACTATCGGAATCGATGCCAGCCGTCAGATGGTCTGGTATTGGAAAGAGGGGAAACAGGTTCCCAGCATCATGACGCTGTTCCGGGTGATGGGTTCTGCAACGTCCACCACGGAAGCCAAAGCGTGGGCGCGGGAATGCATCAACTCGCTGCAGGCTCAGGCCGGCATGGAATTTGAAGACACTCTCGACAAGGAAGTCGAGCGGCGCCGGTAGGGGCACGTCAAAAGCGCAAGGAGGAGCGATGAACAAAGATTTCGAGTGGAAAAAATGGGAAGATCGGGCGGTGTATGCGGCTGCCATTGTCATTTTGATCGTACTGGTCATCTGGGGATAGGAGGATCTCATGAAAAGCGCTTACGAAGCCGAGAAAGAAATGGCGAGGTTTGTTTGGATCATCTTTTTTGCCGTCGTTGGTTTTGGGACGTTGTGGCTGTTCGGTTTGATATAGCGTAGCACGATTTCATTGGTTTGTCAGAACTTCGAGGTCGAAAATGAGTGATTCCAAAAAAGTCCGGACGTACATCGGTATCTTGTATGCCATCCTGGCCATTATTCTTGTTGCATCGATCCTACTAGGAGTAATCGTATGGCCCTAATCTATGTCCTGATCATCATTCTCGGGATTTTCACTGCCGGCTGGATGCTGCATTTGATCACAAGCGAACATGCGCAGGCTACCGCCAAAATGCAGCGCGAGCTGGAATCACTTTCGAGGCGGCTGAAAGATTTGGAAGAAGCGGCGGCGAAGAAACGCAATCCCTACCTGACGGACGTCGGGCTGGAAGACGCAATCGCCCAACTGCTGGACATCAAAAATACGCTGGATTATGCGGATATTCGCAGCACGGCTCTACACGGCGTTTTGAAACAGATTCGATCCAATCCGGGCAGCTACAACGAGGATGCCGCCAACGGGAAGCGGGATTTTGGAGGGACGAAATGAGCGAGGAGGCGGTTGTAGTTTCGATCTCCCTGCACGTCAATCAGGACGTGCAAACGCCCAACGGTCCGGGAGTCATCTGGGGGCGAATGGTCGATGGCGGCCAGACCCGAATTTTGATCGCGCACGATCCCAAATCACTGGACGCGCTTGCCCCGGGAGTCGTGGAAGTGCTGAAGCACTATCGTGGCGGGCCATGCGTGCTGTGGAAATATCCTATCAAGCAGATCACGCCGATCAAGTGAGGCGTGTGATGCTGGCCTGGCTGCCCTCCTCAGTCCGGTCAGTCACCCCGCCGGCGAATACCGGTAGAGCAACAATCGCCGGCGGGACCCCTCCCTCAGTCCCTCCCCGAAAATCAGAGAGGGAAGAAAAGAAAGAGCAAGAAAGGAAAAATATGGCAGAAAAAATTGTACGCACAAAGTTCCGATGTGTCGAAATGGGCAAGATACCAGGATGGGGTGGGAGTGGAGCCAAGTTTCATTATTCTTACCGGTTCACCGCCGTTTCGGATGGAAGCGAAGAGAATAAAAAGTTTTTCGCCGCTACCCCCTCTGCTGAGGTCAGAATTACCGCACTGCGCGATGATCTCTTCGAGGTCGGCGAAGAGTATTATGCCGATTTCACTTCTGCAAATCAACCATCAAATTAGCACTTTTACATTGGGCGGCAGTGTGGACAATGACATACTCGACAGTTCCGTAAATCGGATGGAGGCGGAGCACAAATCGATACTAGGGATCAGTGTAATCTCCAACCCCGTCAGCGTTTGGCAACTCGGGGCCGCCCAAATCGCTCATGTCGTGAGACAGCGGCAGCGAGAAACAGACTGTACTGACAGAGCCATTGGCACAGAGGTGTTACCTGGGTACCGCTCAGGGTGAGCCCATGACCCAAAATGACGGGACCATAAGCAGTCTGGAGCGCGGCATCCCTCCCACCCCACCCCTACCCCCTCCCCGTTTTCTGCGAAAACAGAGAGGGGAATGAGAAAGGATAAAAATGATCAAGGTTAGAAATTCGATGGAAGTATTAAACCTGCCCGTGTGGGTGCTGATTCTGTTCATTTTGATCGCCAGGCGCAAGCGGTCGCGCAGCCTGGACGATATGGCCAACCGGCGGATTGTGACCAACGATCTACGGTATTCGCTGCCGCTGCCGCGCACCGGGCTGGAACGCCGCCTGGTGGGCGTGTTGATGAATTGGATCGACCGCGAAGAGCACGAACTGCAGACGTTTGAATGGCTGTTTACGGTGGCATCGGTCAAAAATAATTGATCTGCCGCTGGAACGGCAGATCAAAGGGTGGAACCGGACGGCGCCACCCCTCCATGATAGCACAAGATCGGAGGTGCGATGGAAAGAAAAGGAAAATATGAGGCTGAACTGGCGGCGATGCCGCCCGGGTTGGAGCGGGCAGTGCTGAAAGTGATATCGAAGTACGGCAGCAGCCGGCCGATCAGCCGCGGCGAGCTGGTGCTGCACGTCACTCAGAGCGGTTTTTGCGCCAGCGAGCGCCAGGTGCGAGAGACGATCAAAACGCTGCGCCGGCAAGGGCACCTGATTTGCTCCACGCCCGGCACCGATGGTGGCTATTACATGGCGCAGATCCGCATCGAATACGACAATTTCCGCCAGGCCGAGTTTGCTGCCAAAATTTCGGACATGGCAGAGACAATGCGAACAATGGACGCCGCGGCCAGAGCTCAATTTGGCGATGGTTACCAGGTTGGGCTGGGGATATGAAAATCACATTCGGGTCCGTCTTGGCCGCGGTTGATGCGGCGCTGGAGGCGTGGAAGCGCGAAATGGTGAAGGCGGTGAGGAATGATTATATCTGATGTAATCGCACGATTGCGAGAGTTGGCGGCGCGAATACCGTTGCCGCTCGTTGCACACGAGGAAGGCGGTCAATCCAGGTCAATCAGTATAAATGAGTTTTCCCCCAGCGGGGGCAGATGGATCGTTGGCGACATTATGAATGAGTATGCCGATGACATCATATCGCCCGCGAACGCGCTTCCCGATCTGCTGGATGAGATCGAGCGTTTACTGGCGGCTGGATTTATTGAGGTCGAGCGTGCGAATAAAGCCGAAGCAGAGCTATCCGCCGCGCTGAAACGGGCGGAGGCGGCGGAAAAGACGCTTCCCACTATGTACGAAAACTTAACGTTGATATTCCCGCTGGCCAGGAGCGACCAGGAATACCGCGATTGGATTGAACGGCTTATTAACAAGGCGATTGAGCATGCTGGCATAGTCAAAGTCCAAGAATCCGATCGTGTTACAGCCGGTCACCTGGTAATCGGATACAGGCAATTTGCCTCTAAACCAGACTCATCGAAAGGCGGCGAGGGATGAATAAATTGATTGGATTTACTTCGCTCGATGTTGAAGGTGAAATGATCTGGGTAGATCCATCTGAGATCGTTTTGGTTAGAAAGTTTGTCCCGGTATCGATGGGTGATCACGCAATATTGTTTTTAAAGAACGGGCAAAAGATCAACGTTAACTTATCGGTCATCGAAACTATTCATTTCTTAACAATGGAAGACATTAAAGCCGATGAAATTGCAGTAATGGAAGAAGCGCTTGATTTCCACCCGCGGGCAGCAAAGTTTATGCGGAAGAAAAAGAATTTTGTGGTGGTGGCATGCGATGAAGCTTATTTTAAAACCGTGTACGACTTGATTCGCAAAAACGAAATCGAAAGAAAGCGGTGGGCCATTTATGACGAAGAAGCTTATATCAAGGCCACAAAAGGCGGTGAGGGATGAGCCCAGACGGTGTGCTACTCGTGATCGTGCTCATTATGACGCTGACAGGTGTCTATATTATGTTTTTCTGGATACCTCCCGAATATCGCGTATGCCGCTGGACTACAGATGACAACGCAGATTACAACACATGGCATGGTGAGTGTGGTTGTGAATGGGATTTAGATGATGGCATTCCCGAAGAAAACGGCATGAAATACTGCCCTGATTGTGGCAGGCGCTTAGTGCAGGTCATATCCCAATCCTTGGAGAAAGAATGACGATTTGTTTTCAATGCCACAGGGAACTTTCCCACCCACTTGATGAATACGGTGATCTATCAAATCCAGTTTGTTGGGATTGTTTTTCTATATGAACGCGCCTATTCAGCGGCAGGTGGAAACCTTATTAAGGGCCAGCGATATTGCCAGCCGCTTATCGATCAGCCGGTCCGCAGCGTACCGGTTGATGCGGGATTCACTGCCGGTGGTGCGCTTTGGTCCCGGTACGCTGCGGGTGCGCGAAAGCGACCTAGAAAAATTCATTGCCAGCCGAATTGACAATCACCAATAATTATGCCGCGTCCACTGGTTCCCCCACACTATATAAACGTCCCTGTTGGCATTGTCTATGACAAAGATATACCACCTCAGGTGCTGGCCACCTACATCCAGATCCGCGGGACAGCCTGGGGGGAAGACGAGACGCCAGAAATATCGGTCAAAAAGCTGATGGAGTTAACAGGTAAATCCAGATCAACCATTTACGGGCACCTGGGCATTCTGAGAGATTCGGGTTGGCTTCTGTTCAATTCGACTCACCATGCCGGCTTAACCGTCCGATTTATATCGGATGCGGCCCGTGATGCACTGTCCAAGAATCTGGATTCGCTTAATGAGGATGTTTTAACAGATATTACGTTAACCAAAATAATTAAACATCCTCCTGTTAATCAATTTAAGCGCGCCAATACTGTCCAAAAATCTGGACAGGAGTCCGAAATTTTGGACAGTAATAACGGCTGGCACGGAAAAATCGATGCTGATCTAGAGGATTTGCTGGACCGCGTAGGCGTGTACCGCGATAAATTCAAAGCGGTGGCAGATTCGGGCTGGAATCCAGAACAGATCCAAAAACTGGCGGAGATCGTGCTGGATGAACTGGGTCCAGGGCGCGGCGGTGGGGTGTTTTTGTACCGGTTAATCAACCGGGAACCGCCAAAAACAGAGGCGAATTTGAGACGGAGGTATGTTGCCGGTGATTGGGGCGCGTATGTTGAGCACTAATTTTCACCTGTGCGCGGAGGGAGAGAAGTTGTATCTGGACTGGTCGCGGCTGGATGCGCTCACGACGATGCCGCTGGCATGCATGCGGATGATGTCACAATACGCGAGTGAGACTCATGTGCCGGTTGAACGCTCAAAGGGCGAAATCGAGCGAATTCTGCGGCGCTACGGTGCTGAATCGTTTATGCACGGTTGGGACCGCCTGAAAGCGGTGGTCGGGTTCGACATCAACGGCCGCCGGTACCGGATCGTGCTGCCGATGCCAGATACACAGTCTTTTCGGTTAACCGAAACTGGCCGCGCCCGGGTGAAGTCATCGATGGATGCCGCGTATGAACAGGCGATCAGGCAGCGCTGGCGGGCGATGGCGCTGTGGATCAAAGCCGTGCTGGAGGCAGCGGAGGCCGGCATTGTCACCCTGGAAGAAGTGCTGCAGCCGTTCACCGTGCTGCCGAATGGTCAGACGGCCGGGCAATGGCTGGCGCCACAGATCGAGGCGGCCTATCAGAGCGGTCGAATGCCGCCGCTTTTACCGGCGGGAAGAGGCGGAGACGAATGAAATTCGGCAGTCTGTTTTCAGGCATTGGCGGATTCGATTTGGGTCTCGAGCGTGCCGGGATGCAATGCGCCTGGCAAGTAGAGATCGATCCTTATTGCAATCGGGTACTTGCAAAACATTGGCCAGGAGTAAAACGTTTTGGAGATATCAGACAAATCGAATGGAGCACAGTCGATCCCGTTGATCTTTTGTGTGGAGGATTCCCTTGCCAACCACACAGCCTTGCAGGAAAACGAGCAGGCAGCAGAGACGAGCGGGACTTGTGGCCAGAGTTTGCACGGGCTATTCGCGAGCTTAAACCAAGATGGGTTGTGGTTGAAAATGTCCGGGGGCTACTATCTAGCGAAGCTGGACGGTTCTTTGGTGGAATTCTCAGGGATCTGGCCGGCCTCGGGTATGATGCGGAATGGCAGGTGCTTTCGGCAGCGGCGTTTGGTGCGCCACATATCCGCGAAAGGGTCTGGATTGTGGCCTACCCCGCGCAACAATACGGGACCTTCGATGGATGCTCATCACCTGAGTCTGGACGGGGCAGTTCGGCAGATGTGGCCGACACCCAAAGCAAACGACGCGGAGAAGCGCGGGAAGATTATGAACATACCAAGAAACGGCTTGCCTGCGGCAGTGCAGTATGCAACGCCCCAGGCGAGGGATTACAGAACGGGCTCGACCAAGAGAGTGGACGAAGCGCGAAAAGGAATCCGCTCGGTCAACCTGAACGATCAAATTGGTGGGCAGTTGAACCCAACGTGGGTCGAGTGGCCCATGGGATTCCCCACAGGGTGGACCGACTTAGAGGATTAATGCCGCAGTTCCGCAAGTGGTGGAATGGATTGGACGGCGGATAATGCAGGTAAATCATGCCTGAGCGCTGCGCGATCAGTTGGAAATTATTCCGCGAGGTGGAGAAGCAGCAGTTGCGCGCCAGTACCGCCGGGTATGTGATCGATGATTCATATCCGCCGTATTTTCTGGCTTTGCAAACCTACCAGACTCATTTCAGGAATTGCGAGCAATGCCGGGCGTGGGTTGACAGTTGGACAGACGAAGGAGCGAAAAATGAAATTTTTGTGTGATTCAGACAGTTTTGAAGTTTTGGATCGGGTAGCGCGGTCGCTAGGCGATCCGGCTAAAGGCTGAGCGGGTGTGCTTGCTGCTCAAGTTGACGTTCCTGGAAGGAGTTGGCCGGCGCGAGCTATTCCGGCAGAGTCCGCCGGCGCGGATCTATGTTTTCAGCAAGCGGCTGAGTATGACTCGCAATGGCAATAAATATACAAATAGCGGCATGATCGCCTTTGCCTGGTTCGTGTGGGTGAGGGGGTACAATGGCAGCCCCCAGGTGGATTGGATTTAGGACGATGATCGTAAACGCGAACGCACTTCATATCCCGATAGCCGACAAGTCCGTGCAATGTGTGGTCACGTCTCCGCCTTATTACCTCCTGCGCGATTATGGCGTTTATGGCCAGATTGGATTAGAGCAAACTCCAGACGAATACATAGCCAACATGGTCGCCGTATTTCGTGAGGTCTGGCGTGTACTGCGCGATGACGGGACGCTGTGGTTAAACGTCGGGGATAGTTATGCCGGCGGTACGCGTGGAGGCAATAGCGATTTTATTACCGGGAAATGGAAAGACAAATCAATTATTGACCGAGGTAAAAGAACATTACCCAGATGGGGCGGTGGAAACGTGCCGGCAACAGCCGGACTAAAAACAAAGGATTTAATTGGCATTCCCTGGCGGCTAGCCTTCGCGCTGCAATCGGACGGCTGGTATCTGAGGTCGGACATCATCTGGGCGAAGCCTAATCCCATGCCGGAGAGCGTGACGGATCGGCCAACGAAAAGCCACGAATATTTATTTTTGCTGACCAAGTCACCGTGTTACTATTACGACGCCGACGCAATCAAAGAAGGCGTAACCGGAAATGCGCACGCGCATGGCAAAGGGTATGGAAAGAAATTCGCGGATCCCGGACTGGGTATAAAAAGTAATACATCTTTTATGGGCGCAATTCACAACGCCATCAAAGACGACCTGCCGACTTCCCGTAATCGTCGCACCGTCTGGACAATTGCAACGCAGCCTACCAAAGAGGCGCATTTTGCCACTTTCCCCGAGAAGCTGGTCGAGCCGTGCATTCTGGCTGGCACGTCCGAGCGCGGATGCTGCCCGAAGTGTGGCAAGCCGTGGAAAAGAGTAATTGAAAAAACCGGGCATGTGAACAAACGCGAAGATGCGCATGTGCCCAATAATACGCCGTCAAAAACCGATAGCACTGGCTGGGGCCCTACGAAGCGAGCAAGTGAAATTTGGATACCAGACTGTATATGTGAGGCTGGCGAACCTGTTCCGTGCATAGTGTTCGACCCGTTTGTCGGAAGCGGAACGGTTGAGCGCGTGGCAATCCGCCTGCGCCGGCGGTCAATTGGTATAGATTTAAATTTTAATTACATCAATAAAATCGCCAGAATTAGGACCGGCGAACTGCAAATCAGGTTGATATAGGGTTATTTATGACTGACATTGTTGAAGCGACCATCGATCAAGGGGAATTATGCCGGCGGCTGTGCGCTGTGTTAAAACCGCTGGAAATGCTGGACCTGGTTGAATCGATAGAGGAGGTCGTCAACATGCGAAACGGATTCGGTCAGGTTGGGATAGATTTCAAATATAAACGCGTGGTTGAGATGTCCGTAAATCGCACAAAGAGGCCGGGGGTTGGGTAAAAATGGGCAGATATATTCTAAAAATCAAAGATTATTATTTGGAATGGTCAACCGTTGTGGATTGTCCTGTAACACTTGGGATGAATCTGGATCAACTTACCAGGCATATAAAGCGTGAATATGGCGCTAATGGATTGCGCGATCTGCCAGAACGCCTTGAACGCGTCAATCAAACGGGAACCAGCAAGCGCGGCGGTAATTTGCAAGATGTAATTTCAGGGAATCGCGCCGGGCCAAACGAAAGCGAACTGGATTTAGACGAGATTTACCAGGCCTATTGTTTGCGGGAGTCGATTCGGGACGGTTGGAAGGCGATGTGAAAATGGACACCGAGAATATTCCGGTTGTGGTCGATATGGAGAATCGCCGGGTAAAATTGATATCAACGTTGAGCAGCAGGAAACCGGGGGTTGGGTAGGAGCCAATGACGATGACCTGTCGCATATGTGGTTTTGAAAAAACAGGAGATATTTTCGACGACTGGGTTCCAGACACATTCACAAATTTTGGTTTACTTTATCCAGGCAATATCATTTGCAATGATTGTAAATTCTGGTTCAATCAGCATTCGGTCGAATTGCAGCAGCGTATGGGCAAAGATAAGCCGCAAAAAATGCAAAATTACAGCCATTTTGTGATTAATAATGTAATGTTCTAAATGTTCTAATATTCATCGAAAATCTAGATATTGTAATATTTACACTAAGTGCTATAATTTAGTTAGCTCAGCGAGGCATTGATCCCGGAGCTGCACCCCCGTATGTTTACGGGCGGTTCAGCGACCGGGATTTTCGTTTTTAACCTGCGGAGGCTTCGCCATGAAAGCTAAAACTATTTTTGTTTCGGTCATCTTGATGATGGTCTTGCTGGTGATGATCATCATGCCGGTATTTGCTCAGGCTGCTCCGATCGGAGAGATGCCTGTCACGGCTCAGGCGGAAGCCCAGGAGGTGGCACCGGCGATCCTATTGACGCCGGAAATGCTGGGGGGTATTGCCGGCATTGTGCTCAGTCTGTTATTCGCATATATTCCGAAGTTGAATGTTAAGTTTGCTGAATTAACGCCTGAGGCGAAACGCCTGATTATGCTGGGTGTGCTGCTGGCTACATCCGGGGCGATCTATGGCTTAAATTGCGGAGGGGTGATCAGTACTGGGGTGACGTGTGATCGAGCCGGGATTATTCAACTTGGCTCGATCTTTTTATATGCGGTAGTTCTCAATCAATCCACTTACGGCCTTACTCCTATCCCGGCGGCCGTAAAAGTGGCAGCGGCAGAATCGAAGAAAACGTCGGAGGCACTGGCTCAAGAAAAAGTGCAAGAGAAAGCGCTCGATGAGCATGACGTCCAATCCTACGGTTAGGCCCATGCCTGAGCCCATCATCATAGCCCTAATCACCGTCGCCGGTGGATTGATCGGAGCGTGGATCACAAAGCTCTCCGGCAAAAAGAAAATAGGCGCGGAAGCGGCCGATTTGATTACACAAGCGGCTTCCACGGCAGTCGAGGCGCTACTGACACCGCTGACCGATAAAGTGAATCAGTTAGAGGCTCAGGTGAAAGAGCTGCAGTGTGTCAACAATCGCTACGGTCAACGGGTGATTTCGTTGATGCATGGGATCGAAAAATTGATCTTACAGATCAAGAGCTTGCAGTATACCCCGGTTTGGACACCGGATGAGTGGGATCCAAATAAGGAGACGTAATGCTGAATGGAATCGGTTTTTATATCTGGAAAGTTGAAAGCTGCGAGGGCGGAAACGTGGATGCGATCGTCAAAAAGGCGGTCGAATCGCGTTTTTCGCATGTGTTGGTGAAAATTGCGGATGGAGTCTATTCCTACAACGCTGTATATGTTGAGGCTTTGACGCGGGGACTACGCGCGGCAGGCATTGAAGTTTTTGGCTGGCAGTATGTATATGGCGCCAATCCGAGCGATGAAGCACTGCGTGTGATCCCGATCATCCAGGCATTGGAACTGGATGGATTCGTGGTCAATGCCGAGGTGGAATATAAGCGGGTAGGCAGCGCGGCCAGGGCGAAGTTGTATATGCAGACATTGCGGGCGAGAGTCGGGGCGGATTTGCCGATTGCGCTGAGCACCTATCGCTGGCCGACGTATCACCCGGAATTTCCGTTCGATGCTTTTTTGGAGAGCTGTGATCTGGCCATGCCCCAGGTGTACTGGATGCAGGAGCACAATCCGACCGCGCAACTAAAACGGACAGTCAGCGAGTATGCGGCGCTGGCGGTCAAGCGGCCGGTGTTTCCGACGGGAGCGTGTTTCCGCGAATATGGCTGGCAGCCGACGGCGGTTGAGGTTGGCGCGTTTATCCAGGCGGCCAAAGATTTGGGCCTGGCAGGCGTCAATTTTTGGGAGTGGGCGAATGCCCGCGCTTATGTGGCTGATGGATGGGAGGTGATCCGCTCTGCTGGCTGGGCTACAACCCCAGCACCCGAACCGGAACCGACGCCCGTCAGTGGGCAGATGATGCGTGTATTGGTGGATGGATTGCGCGTACGCAGTACGCCGGTCGCGGACCCGAGCGGCGAGAACGTTACCGGCCGACTGGCTGCGGGTCAATTGGTGCGCATAGCCACTACGGTAAACAAAGAGATATGGGTGGAACTCGCAGAAGGCGGATATGCTGCGGTGCTGGTCAATGGCACGCGGTATATGGAGGCGGTCGAGTAATGCCACAAGCGGCGCTGCGAGTATGCTCGCACGTTGGATGTACCAACCTGGTGAGGTCCGGGCGCTGCGACCTGCACCGGAGCGAGGTGATATTCAGGCGTGCCGCTGAGCGTCAGAAGCTGTATGGCACGGCTCGCTGGCAGCGGATCAGGAAGATTCAGTTGGCGAGGGAGCCGTGGTGCGCAGACTGTTTGAAGCGCGGAATTTACGTCCCTGCGACCGATGTAGACCACGTAATCCCTCATAAAGGGGATAAAAAACGGTTTTTTTTGGGTCCTTTTCAGTCTTTTTGCAAGAGTTGTCATAGCCGAAAAACCTCTTCCGAAGTCAGGGGGAGGGGGGCATGAAAAGTTCGCAGGTTAGAAGGGCCAGAGCGCAGATGTCCTGTGATTTTATCTTGTACGGGATTGGAAACTCCCGAGAGGAGCGCTGATGCCAGGACCAATGCCAAAGTCTTTGGCGATACGGCAGCGGCGGAACAAGGCCGCGAGCCGGGCTACGCTACCGGCGGAACTGGCCGCGGAGCGACTGCGCACCGGCCAGCGACCGATTTTGCCGGATTTACCGGATGGGCAAAAGTGGCACCCAATGGCGCGGAAGTTCTGGCGATTGATCTGGGCCTCGCCGATGAGCTTTGAGTATCTGCGCGCCGATGAGCCGGCGCTGCTGCGGTTGATGTACCTGGTCAACGCATTCTGGCACGAGCACAGCCTGGAAGTGGCCAAGGAAATCCGGCTGATGGAACGGGAGTTCGGTTTGACGCCGCTAAGCCGGCGACGGTTGGAATGGTCTGTGGCGACGGCCGAGGAGGCCAAGGACCGCCACGAGCAAAAGCGCATCCATCGGGCGCAGGTGGTGGACGCAGATCCACGCGGGGTGCTGGAATCATGAGCGTGTTGATGATCCCGAAGGATAAACTGGTTTACCCGAGCCTGGGCGGGCAGGTATGCGCCTGGATCGAGGAGAACCTGGTGCACGGCCCGGGCGATTTGCGCGGGATGCCGGTGCATCTGGATCAGGAAAAACGCGCGCTGGTGTACCGCATGTACGAGGTCTATCCCAAAGATCATGCATGGGCCGGCCGCCGGCGCTTCAAACGGGCGGCTTTGAGCCTGCGCAAGGGCAGCGCGAAGACCGAATTTGCGGCGTTGATTGCCGCCGCGGAGCTGCACCCTTACGGGCCGGTACGCTGCGACGGCTTCGACGCCAAGGGCGAGCCAGTAGGGGTGGGCGTGGTGGATCCTTACATCCCGCTGGTAGCCTACACCGAGGAACAATCCGACGAGCTGGCCTTTGGCGCGCTGCGCACCATTTTGATCTATAGCCAGGTGGCCGATGATTTCGACATCGGCACCGAGCGGATTATGCGCGTTGGCGGGGACGGCAAGGCGATCAGCCTGTCATCGTCGCCGGATGCCCGCGATGGCGCGCGCACCACGTTTCAAGTCTGCGACGAAACCCACCGCTGGAATTCGCCGCGGTTGAAGAGCGCGCACCGCACGATGCTGGCCAACATCCCCAAGCGCTATAAATCGGATGCCTGGAGTCTGGAAGTGACCACGGCGCCCGCGCCGGGCGAGGGTTCAGTGGCCGAGGGCACGATGGAATACGCCCAGCAGGTGGCCAAGGGAGAAATCCAGGACAGCCGGCTATTTTTCTTTCACCGCCAGGCATCGGATGAGCATGATTTGACCACCCCGGAAGGGGTGCGGGCGGCGGTGATCGAGGCCAGCGGGCCGGTAGCCGAGTGGAGCGACATCGACTCCATCTGCGAGCAGTGGCGCGATCCGACGGCGGACAAGGCCTACCTGGAGCGCGTGTGGCTCAACCGGCTGGTGCGATCCAGCGACAAGGCCTTCGATTTCGAGACATGGCAGTCGCTGATCCTGAAAGATTTCATCCCGCCGCCGGGAGATACGATCACGCTGGGCTTCGATGGGGCGCGCTGGCGCGATTCGACTGCGCTGGTGGCTACCCATCTCAAAACCGGCTACCAATGGCTGGTTGGATTGTGGGAGAAACCGCAGAACGTGGACGAATGGGAAGTGCCGGAAGAGGAAGTGAGCGCGGCGGTTGATGAGGCCTTCTCGATCTGGAACGTGTGGCGCATGTACTGCGATCCGCCTTACTGGGAAACGCAGGTGGCCACCTGGGCGGGGCGCTACGGCGATAAACGGGTGATCTCCTGGTACACCAACCGCATGAAGCAGATGGCGTATGCCATCCAGTCTTTCAATACTGCGATTATGGCGAAGGAGCTTTGCCACGAGGGCAATCCGGATTATTCGCGGCACATCGGCAACGCGGTGCGCAAGAAGTTGAATATGGTGGACGAAAAAGGCGAGCCGCTGTGGGTGATCTACAAGGAACGGGCGGATTCGCCCTTCAAGATCGATGCGGCAATGGCGGGAATCCTGTCCTGGCAGGCGCGCACCGACGCGCTGACCGAGGGAGTGGCGGACGGCGTGGTGGATCTGTCGGCTGTCATTATGAATCCGGAATGGGGTATGTGATGAAAAATCGTGGATGGCTCAGTGATCTCATGATCTTAATCGGATGCACAACTTTGATTTATGGCATTGGATTGTTCTCCATACCCGCCGCCTGGGTTGCTGCTGGAATCATCTTTATTCTGGCGGGAATCATGGCAGGTCTGGAAGGACGGAGTAAATGATCATCCGCAATCTTTTGGATGCACTTCGCAATCAGGCGGCGCCGCCGCCGGCAGTCATTCCCAATCCGATGCCGGATTATGGCGTCGGCTATTTTGGCGCGCAAACGGTTTCGGGTAAGCGCGTTTCCGCAGAAACGGCAAAATCCATCGCCACTGCTTACCGCTGCGGGAACATCCTATCGGACGATATTGCTTCCATGCCGCTGCAGGTGTACCGCCGCTTTGGGCGCAATATCGAGCAGATCGGGCCGGACCCGATCATTCGCAATCTGGCTTACCAGTTGGAGATCAGTCCGAATCGCTGGATGGCGCCGTTTATTTTCAAAAAAACTACGGTCCAATGGCTGATTTACTGGGGCAACGCCTACATCTGGCAGCCGCCGGGCAGCTACCGGGAATGGTTTATTTTGCGCTCCGACAACACCTACCCGACCTTTGACGAGGACGGCGATCTTTGGTATCGGACTTTCGCGCCGTCCGGGCGCTGGCTGACCATCCCGAGCGTCGAGATTTGCCATTTGATGATCAACTCGACCGATGGATTCGTCGGGCGCAGCGTGATCACCTACGCGGCAGAAACGATGGGACGGCAGTTGGGGGCGCACGAGACGCAGAATCTCATCAACGGCAAGGGGTTGAAGCCGGCAGGAATCATGTGGGTGGAAGGCGAATTGAACGCAGCGGCGCGCAAGCGTTACCGCGACGAATATAACGCCCAGATGAGCGAGGAAGCCGGCGGGATGGCGATTATGGACAGCAAGATCGCCAAATTCGAGCAAGTGACCTTGAAGCCGGTGGATGCTCAGTTTCTGGAGACCATCGAAGCCACGGACGCGGAGATCGCCAACTTTTTTGGCATGCCGCTGTACAAGCTGAACATGGGTAAGCAGTCCTACGAATCCAACGAGCAGCAGAACCTGGACTATCTGCGCACCACGCTCAATCCCTACCTGGTGCAGTGGGAACAAGTCGGGCGGCTGAAGTGGCTGCTGCGCTCCGAACAGCAGAATACCTATCTCAAATTCAACCGCGAGGCGCTGCTGCAAACGGACGCCAAGAGCAGGGCGACTTACCTGAAGGACAAAATCCTGTCCGGGCAAATGTCACCCAACGAAGCGCGTATGATCGACGATCAAAGTCCCTACCAGGGCGGCGACAGTCGTTATATTCCGGCCAACATGGCGCTGGTAATGGACGATGGCAGCCTGCAGACCGGGCTTACATCGATTGCAGAAACAAAGACGATGGAGGGAGCATGAAACAACCTATTCGTGTGTTGGAAGGCAGCGCCAAGCCCTATGAGCCGTTCTGGCGGGTGGTGGATGCGGCCGAATCGGAGAGCGGCGAGCCGGAGATCGAGTTCTATGGCTATATCTCAGAATTTTCATGGTTCGACGATGACATCACGCCGGCAAAATTCAAGGCGGACCTGCTGAATATCGGCAAGGGCGGGCCGGTGACGGTGCGAATCAACTCGGTCGGCGGCGAAGTTTACGCCGCCAGCGCGATCCGCGCCATGATCGTGGATTACCCGGGCAAGGTGACCACGCGCATCGATGGTTTGTGCGCCTCGGCGGCCACCCTGGTGGCAATGGCCGGGGATATGGTCAAGATGCAAGACAGCGCCTATTTCATGATTCACGAACCTTGGATGATGACCTGGGGCTCCGTGGATGAATTAAAAACCGCGGTCGAAATGCTGAAAACCATTCGGCAGGGGATTGTCGAAACCTATCAGAACAAGACCAAGCTGGAGCCCGAGCAGCTAGCCAAAATGATGGCTGCCGAGACCTGGATGACCGGTCAGAAAGCTAAAGAGCTTGGTTTTGTGGATGAGGTGATCACGGGCAGCAGCAAGAGCTTTGACCGCCTGCAAAACGCGGCGATCCTGAATGCACTGCGCGATTACACGAATGTACCGCCGGACCTGCTGAAAACCAGCGAGCCGGACCCGGCGATTGCAGAAGAAACTCTCCAAAACCCTCCGGATGAGGGCGAGGATGTCGATACCGAGCGCGAGGCAAAGAGCCTGCGCGACTATCTGGATATTTTTGGATAAGGAGCGAACTGTGATTGACCTGAAACCCTATTTCGACGCCGCACGCGCGGCAGACGATGAAGTGCAGCGGATCATGAACGATATGAACCAGCACTACACCGCCGGTACGGAAGAGGGCAAACAGGCGGCTCTTGACCTGCGCCCGGCGCTGGCCGAGGCAAAGGAAAAAGCCGCTGATGCCAACAAGCTGTACCTATCGATGCGAGACGCGGCTGCCACCAGCAACAGCGCCGCGCGGGAGTTCGTACCCGCGACCGACCACCTCAAAGAGACCGGCGACCCGGCCAAAGAGATGACGCGCCAGGAATTTGACGCGCTAAACGCTGCCGCCAAGGTGAAGTTCATCAAGGCGGGCGGCGCTGTAATCGAATCCGATTAAGGAAAGGAACCTTAAAACATGGCTAACACGCTCACCGGGTTATACCCGACCATCTACGAAGCGCTCGACGAGGTTTCACGCGAGCAGATCGGATTCATTCCGGCTGTTCTGCGCTCGACCAAGGCCGAACGCGTTGCCAAAGGCCAGAAGATCGTCTGGCCAGTCGTTCCTCCGGGCACCCCTGGAGATATCACCCCGGCCGCCAGCGGCCCCACGCCGAGCGATACAGTTGTCGGCGTGCCCGAATTGACCATCAGCAAATCACGCTCGGTCACGTTCCACCTGACCGGCGAGGAACTGAAGGGCCTGAAATCAGGCGGAACCGACCAGGTTATCGTCAAGGACGCCTTCACCCAGGCGATGCGCGCGCTGGCGAACGAAGTCGAGGCCGATTTGGCCGCCACTGCCAAAGAGGGCGCTTCACGCGCTGTTGGAACGGCCGGAACCGCGCCATTTGCCACCGCCAGCGACCTGACCGATCTGGCGGAAGTGATGAAAATTCTAGACGATAACGGCGCTCCCATGAGCGGCCGCAGTCTGGCGTTGAACTCGGCGGCCGTGCTGAACCTGCGGGCCAAGCACGCCGTGGCACTGGGCCAGGCAGGCGCTGACGGAGTCTTACGCAGCGGCGTCCTGGAAATGATCGAAGGCGTAATTTTCCGCCCGTCAGCCGGGTTGAAGTTGCACACCAAAGGCACCGGCGCAAGCTATGCGACCAGCGGCTCAACCGCAGTCGGCGTGGAAGCGGTGGCTCTGGTGACCGGAACCGGCACCATCCTGGCCGGCGATGTGGTCACCTTCGCGGCCGATACAGTCAACAAGTATGTGGTAGGCTCCGGCATCGCCGCTCCTGGCACGATCCAATTGGGCGAACCGGGCGCTCGGGTGATCATCCCTACCGCCAATGCTTTGACCGTCGGCGGCAATTACACCCCAAACATCCTGTTCACGCGCGACGCGCTGGCTCTGGCCGTGCGCCTGCCGGCGGCACCGGATGGCGGAGACTCAGCGGAAGACGTGATGACCATCGAAGACCCGGCCTCCGGTTTAGTCTTCGAAGTGCGGCTGTACCGCCAGTACCGCCAGGTGACCTATGAAGTAGGCATCGCCTGGGGTCAGGTGGCAGTCAAGAGCGAGCATATCGCTATCCTGCTTGGCTAATCGAGGCTGACATGGCCGATATTTTTGTGGAAATGGAAAAGGATGGGATGCGCCTGGTGGTGCATCCCACAACCGTCGATGCTCACAAGCGCGCCGGTTGGAAGGTCGTCAAGGAGGGCGTAGCGCTGCCGCCGAAAGCATCCGGCAAGGATAAGGACGCGGAACCCCCCAAGGACAAAGAACCCGACAAGGGTAAGTCTGAAGCCGATAAGGGCGCAGCCGAGCCCAGCGGGAAATAGCCCGAAACCGAATGATTTGAGAGAAGGAGTCCACCAGTGGCGAATGTGTTGACCGCGGCTGAAGCCGCAACCGTATTACGCACGAGCGCGACCGATGCCGCGATGCTAGCGCTGCTGCCGCTGGTGGACGCTTACCTTAAAAACGCGACCGGGCACGACTGGGCGGCGGATGCCCAGCCGATCCCGGAAGCCAAATCCGCGGCGCAGATGCTGATCACCATGTGGTACGAGAATCCGGCCATGACGGCCAGCGGAATCACGACACTATCTTTCGGCCTGCAGGCGGCTTTGGTGCAATTGGAAGCGATCGCGCTGGCGTACCGGAACTTTCCGGGGCGCGATGGCGCGGGCGGCGTGTATCTCAAGGGCGCGCGCATCGGCGACACCGTCTCCACCCTGGTGGGAATCATCGGGGCTACGGGCAACCAATCCGCCAGCTTCGAGGGCGTGATCACGGTGGATGACTACATCCAGCAGGTCAGCGCCAGCGATTTTAGCGCGAACTGGTATCGGGCTTACATCCTTGCGCCGGGGGAGCTATGACGCTTCGACAAGCTCAGGGACCGGATGGAGAGGGAGGTGACTCATGAAGCTGAATGAGAAACCCTTCAATCCGGGCGAGCTGCGCACGCCGATCACGCTGAAATCCCGCAGCGTTTCTACGGGAACGGGCGGTTTCCAAATCCCGACCTGGGCCACGCTGGCAACGGTTTTGTGCAAGTGGGTGAACGCGCACGGCTCCGAGGTGTGGACGGCGGACATGGCGGGTGCGGAAGCGCCGGCAACGGTCACCATCCGCTACCGGAGCGATATAGATCCAACCTATGCGGTCGAAAAAGGCGGCGAGCTGTATGAAATCGTCTCGATGGATAACATCCGCGAATATGGCGAACTGCTGGAGATCAAAGTGCGGCGATTGAGGAGCGGCTAATGGCTGATCGATTCAAAATTGACATGCAGGGCATCGATGCGTACCTAAAAAAGCTAGCGGATGGCAGTGAGAACATGGATGAATCCGCGATTAATGCGGTATTGGCAGGCGGAGAAGTGGCCAAAGACGGTATGCAGATGCGGGTGCCGAAAGACACTCACAACCTTGAAAAGCATATCGTAGTGGGCGATGTAAAACGTGATGGAAATTTGACCTATGTCGAAGTTGGCGTTTTGCACGCAGATGAAGAGACGTCGCGCTATGGCAATGCCCAGGAATATGGCACCTCTTCGATGCCCGCTCAGCCGTATATCCGCCCAACCCAAAAAGAGGACGCCGGCAAGATCAAGAAGGCGATGAAGGAATCACTGATCGAGGACCGCACCTTATGACGATCTGGGAACGGGTGGTGAATGCTTTGACCGGGCTGGGGCTGCCGCTGGCTGCCAATGTGTTGATCGTGGCCAGCGAGGCCGAGCGGCCGGACGCGTACATCACCTATTTTGTGGTCACGTCCAACCCGGAACTGCACGCGGATAATGTGGAAAAACACCGATCTCATACGGTGCAAGTGACATATTACAACCGCGCTGGTCTGGCAGGAATGCCGGACATCCCAGGCGCGATGGCCGCGGCGGGCTTTATGGCCGCAGCGCGGCGCGAACTGCCTTATAACCAGCAAACTCGCCACTTCGGCTACGCGCTGGACTTTGTGTACATGGAATAGGAGTTAATTATGCCCCCAAATCAAGATGAATATAAAAGCCTGGTGGGCGTCGATCAATTGTATATCGCGCCAATCACCCAGGACGATGCCGCCGGCTATGTGGCCGGGACGCCGGAATGGCTTGCGCCGCTGGCTGAGTTGAAGCTCGAGCCTGCATCCAATTCGGAGACGCAGTACGCCGATAATCAGGCGTACGACACCATGAACTCGGTCGGCGAGACGGCGATCACAGCGGTGATCACCAACCTACCGGCAGAGATGTATGCCAAGGTAACCGGTCAGGTGTTCGACGCGGTTTCCGGGCGGATTTTTGAACGCGAAGGAGCGCCATCGTACTTTGCGCTCGGTTTCCGCTCAATGAAATCCAACGGCAAGTACCGCTACTATTGGTTCCAAAAGGTGAAATTCAGTCTGCCAAAAGAAGAAGCGGCTACCAAAACCGACACTCCTGAATTCAAGACCCGCGAGCTGACGATCACGGCGCTCAAAACCGTGTACAAGTGGGACCTTGGCAGCGGAATTACCGATTCTGTCAAGCGCGTCTGGGGCGATGAGGACACCACCAACTTCTCGGCTACCACCTGGTTTAGCCAGGTGCAGGTACCGAGCGTGTCGGCTCCGGCCGCGCTGGCGCTGTCTGTCAGCGTCCCGGTGGACGGTGCGACCGGCATCTCCGTCAGCGCCAACCAGACCCTGACCTTCAACAACGCGCTTCCGACGACCGCGGTCAATGGAATCGCGCTGTACAAGGTCTCGGACGGCTCGAAGGTTGCGATGGCAGCGGGTTTCCCGGCGCTGGATGCGACCAAGAAGATCGTTACACTGGACCCGGCCGCCAACCTGACGGCGCTGACTGTGTATTTGTTGGTCTATCACGTGACCGACATCTACGGGCAATCGCTGCAGGGCGCGGTGGACTTCACCACGGCGTAGTACCCAACATCTGACCCCTCCCCTAACCCCTCCCCATTTTCTCTGAAAATGGAGAGGGGTAGGTGGGCATAAAAAGGAATCGAATCATGAACATTACCCCGCTCACATTAAAACTGTTAGACCCGGAAACCGGCAACGAAGTCAAGACTTTCAGCCGGGCTTTCATACAGACGGGCATTTTTACCGAACTGGTGAAGCTAATGAAGTTCACTGATCTGAGCCACCCGGAAAATTTCGAACCGGAAACGGCCGAGGCGCTGTATGCGCTGATCGCCGAGTTGTTTGGCAATCAGATATCCATCGACCAAATCAAAACAGGGACCGACCTGGGCGGATTTATGGCGCTGGTGGCGGCGATCATCGCCCGGGTAGAGGGCGAAGTTCCGACGCAACTTCAGCCAAACCCTACCCTGCCGGGACAGGTCTCCCGGAAGAGACACAAGTAGATCTGGTCGATACGCTGATGGATATCAAGATTTTGATGGCGCAGACCTATGGCTGGAGCCTGCACGACATCAATCAGACCGACGTCATCGATTTGCTGCACTTCATCAACCGCGCAACAGTCGGAACGGCGGGAACGAAGCGCGGCAATGGCAGAGGAATGAAGAAAATGTTTTGTGATGATATGTCATGGCTATGAGCGATAACCCACTTTCCGGACAAGTAAGTTTAGATATCACCAACTTCAAAGGCGCCATCGCCGAGATGTTCCGGTCGCTGGCCGGCATCCAGCAGCGCTTTGCCGGTATGGCCTCCGGAATGTCCAATGCCGCGAGCGGAATCGGCAGTTCGACCCAGCAAATGGGCGAAAAGGTGAAGGCCGGGGCAAACCGGATACGCGATCTGCAAAGCTGGGGCGCAAAACTGGCGCGTACCCTGCGAATCGTACTGGTAGGGGCGCTGATTGCGGTCGGCGTGGCCTTGCTGGGTCTGGTGGGCAAATCTGGGGCGCTGCAGGCAGTATTTGCACGCCTGGGCGGCGGGGTATCCGGATTTGGAAAAATCCTGGGCGGGTTGGGCGGAAAACTTAAAGATGTATTCGGCAGCACGGCGGTCAAAACGGGAGTTAGCTCCCTGGGCAAGGGCGTCGGGGCGCTGGCAAAGATATTTGCACCGCTGCTGGCGAAATCACTGGCGCAGGCGCTATTCAAGATGGCAGGCTACGACAAAGAAACCAATAAAGCGCGCGGATCCACCAATCACCTGGGCAATGCAATGCGGAGCCTGAGCAACCATGTGCGCTCCGCGGCCAACGGGATCGGCAGCATGGTGACCAAGGTAGCCAAACTTGCCGCGGGACTGGCAATCGGCCTGGTAGGGGCAGCAACGGCAGCCGGAGCGGCAATTATTGCGCTGGCAGCCTCGACCATCGCGCCGGCGAGCAATTTAGCTGAAACCGTTTCGAAGGTCGGCGTCGTTTTCGACGCGTCGGCGGAGCGCGTGCTTGAATTTGGCAAAAGGGCGGCAATGGCCGTCGGAATGAGCGAAAATGTGGCGCTAAGCGCAGCCGGAACATACGGCAACTTGTTCCGATCGATGGGAATCGGGAGCGATGCATCGGCGGATATGTCGATCAACCTGGTCAAACTGGCCGGCGACCTGGCCAGCTTCAACAATTTGGCTCCGGATGAGGTGCTGGAGAAACTGCGCGCCGGATTGACGGGCGAATCGGAGCCATTGAAGACGTTGGGCGTCAATATCAACGAGGCGACGATCAAGGCCAAGGCGATGGAACTGGGACTGCTGCGCGCCGGCGAAGAAATGAACGCGGCAGCCAAGGCGCAGGCCGCCTATGCGCTCATTTTCGAGCAGACGGCGCTGGCACAGGGAGATTTTGCGCGCACATCCGGCGGGGGAAAGGCCAATCAGCAGCGCATCTGGGAGGCGCAGGTCGAAAATTTGAAAGCCAGGATCGGGGCAGGGCTGGTACCAGCACTGGCCAGCATTTTGACGCTGGGAAACGAGTTATTGGCCAGCGATGCGGTGCAGAACTGGGCAGGCAACCTGGCTAAAAGGCTGGAAAAAGTCGGCACCTTTATCGGGCCAATCCGGCGGGGATTTGCCACCGGCGGGATCACCAAAGGGCTGGACGCGATCGGTGAGACTTTCAAAACGATGTTCCCGATCCTCAACGTGGTTTTGGGACCGTTGGGCAGGGTGATCGGGTATATCTCGGATCTGATCGGAATCATCCAGGGTGCGGACAGCGTCAGCGGGGCAGCCGAGGGAATCGGCGGACTGATCGCCAAGATATTCGGGGATACTGCGACTGCCAGAACGAATATGGCGACCACGGCGGTCAGTTTTATCAGCGGATTTGTGGATGGAATCGTCGGGGCGCTGCCGCAGTTGGCTACTCTGGCAACCACCCTGTTGATGGCCATTGTCAATGGGCTGCTGACGGCCATTCCTATATTAATCCCGGTGGCGATCACGATCATCAATTTGCTGATGCAATTCTTGATTCAAAATTTGCCGATGCTGATCACGGCGGCGATCCAGCTCATTGTGACGCTGGCAAAGGGGCTCAGCGAAGCGTTGCCGAAATTGATTCCCGAGGTGGCCAAAATCATTCCGGTTATCATTCTGGCGCTGATCGAAAACCTGCCGATGCTGGTAGAAGCTGCTTTGCAGCTCATTATTGCCCTGGCTGAAGGGCTGATTGTTGCCATTCCGCTTTTGCTGGCAGCCGTGCCGGAAATTATGACCGCTTTGATCGGGGCGATCGTGCTGTTGTGGCCCAAGATCAAAAAGGCCGGGGAAGATCTGATTAAAACGGTGGTGGATGGCGTCACCGCCGCCTGGCCGAAGATGAAGGAATCGGGCAAAAAGATCGGGGATATCTTCCTGGGCGGGGTGAAAGAGAATATTGAGAAGTTTTTACAGATAGGCAAAGATATCGTTTCCGGGGTTTGGGATGGGATTCAAGAAAAGACAGCCTGGTTTACCGACCTGGTTACCGGCTTTTTCAGCGGCATCATTGACGCCGTCAAAAAGACGCTGGGAATCTCATCTCCTTCTAAGGTGTTTTCCGGGATCGGTGAAAATATGGCGCTGGGACTGGGCAGCGGCTTCTCTGGGGCGTTCAGACAGATCGAGCGGGACGTACAGGGCGCAATTGCGGGAATGAGCGCCATACCCTCACCCAGCCTCTCCCTGGCAGGGGGAGGAATCAGCGGCGGGCGAGGAGTGGCGCCAACGGTAACCGTCCCCATTCAGGCGACGGTTAGAAACGAGATGGATCTGCATGTATTTGCCAGGTTGGTTGCACTGGAGATCAAAAGGGCCAGTAGCCGATGACGATTAAACTGACATTGACGTACAAGAGCACCACCATCGATTTGATGACGGCCGGCTATATGGTGCGGGACGGTTTTTATCCTGAGACTGCTACCGACATGGATAAACAGGTTGCCGACCGGCTCGACGTGATTGTCATAGGATCGTCGCTGGCAGATTTAGATAGCAAAATCAGGGCAATCGAGCTGGCATTCGAGCAGGCGCGGCGGCACACAACCGGGCCAGACGGCTGCTACATCCATTATGCGATCGATACTGCGATGGATGCCTGGCGATCGCGCGTCACAAATGGTCTGGTGATGCACGACGGTGATCTGAGCCGCCGGGCGCGGGAATTCAAGGCAGTGCTGGGGCTGGTGGTGGAGCGGGCGCCGTACTGGGAAGGACCGGAGGTACAACTGGCGTTATCGAACCCGCTGGGCAGCGGCAATACCAGCGGCTTGAAGATTTACAACCCGCGCATCCATTACACGAATTTAACAGGCACTGTTTCCTTCGATGCGACCACCCAGCGGATAAACGATGCAGCCAACGGCCTGGCCGATTTCCTGGACGGCATGACCATCCGGGTGGAGGGCTCCACCAGCAACGACGGACCTTACACGGTCACCGACGGCGGGAATGCCGGGTATATCGGCGTGGCGGGATCTGCGATCGTTAATGAGACGGCGGGAGCGACCATCGGCATCGACGGAGCGGTGGCCAATTACGTGGAGATCGCGGCGGCGGATGTGATTGGAAATTTAGCGGGGGCCGCCAGGCTGGAGATCACCAACACGTACAATTCCATCAACCGGGTGGATACGATCTGGATCGGGCAAAATGTCGAAAGCGAGCCGGCCACATTCTCACATATTCTCGAGGCGGAGGACGCCGCCGGGGAAACGACCATCGATAGTATCAACTCATCCGGGAATAAAAATAAAGAATGCGCCTGGAGCGATGCCGCTGAAACAAACCTGCTGACCTGGACGCTCTCCACGGCGGAATTGAACAAACTGGCCGGGCATTACGTGCGCGTCATCGGCAGGTTTGGTTCCATCTCGGGTCTATGGCTACGCCTGAAGGTAAAATTTGCATTAACCACCCTGTGGGAAGGCCCTTTGACGCTGATGGGCACAACCCAGTTGCAGGAAATTACCAGTCTGCGCCTGCCGCCGTATTTGCTCGGCGCAGGCGATTTGTATCCGCTGGATCTGATCCTTTCGGCAAAAGTTACTACGGCCGGGGCGCACTCATTTACGCTGGACTATTTGCAGTTGACCACGCTGGACGGATGGCGGAAACTGGCGCCCAAGGGCTATGGATTGGATTACATGATTCGGATCGTTGACGACGGCATAGACAGTTATCTTTATACCGATGGCTGGATCCCGGGCGGCAAAACCGGGCATTATGTTGGCTACGGCGAACCGATTCTGCTGCAACCCGGCAAATTGCAGCGCCTGTACTTCCTACACGAGGAAACGACCGGTTCCGCGCCAACCAACCGGACGATGAGCGTCAAGGTTTATTACCGGCCGCGCAGGTTAACAATATGAGCCTGACGGTCAGCATCCAATCCAGGGCGTTTTCCAACGAGCTGCAAACACTGCCGGTGCAGTTCAAGGTTGGAGCCTATTCCTGGTCGGTGTTTGGCGGGCCAAAGTCGGCCGAAATCCAGGTGGAGGGCGATGAAAACGACCTATGGGAAATGATCGAGCGGCTGCGCTGCCCGATCACGATCTGGAGCGATAACGGTGATGCAGTCTGGTGGGGATTTGTCGCCGAGGTCGAGCTGCAACTGCCGGCCTGGACGGTGGGCGTCAACATCGATTCGATGTACAACCGGATCGCGGTGGCTTATACCACGGCAGCCGATAACGGCGAGACCGGCGCGCGCGAAACCACGAGCTGGCTGGAGGACGCGGATTCGGTGGCGGAATATGGGCGGAAGGAGTTGCTATATACGTCGTCCGGATCGTCGCTGGCGCATGCGGAAGCGGCGCGAGCCATGCTGCTGGCGCAAAAAAAATTTCCCATCCCGACCATCGAGCGGGCGGACAACGGCAAGATCGGCGTGACGCTGCGCTGCCGCGGATGGTACAGCATACTGAACTGGCGCTATTATGCCGAAAGCGCCGGATTGGAAATGTACTCCACCAGCGGGCCGGGAGACCAGGCGGTAGGTACGCAATCCGCGATCGTGAATGAGGCGGCCGGCGCGTCTGTGGGCATCGACGGACAGATCGCAAATTACACGGCAGCCACCATTTCTTTCGACGCGGCCACCCAGCGAATAAACGATTCAGCCAATGGATTGGCCATTTTTTTGGACGGCACGACCATTCGAATCAAGGGGTCCGTCAGCAACGATGGAACTTACACGATCACCGACGGCGCAAATGCCGGGTATATCGCCGTGGCGGGATCTGCGATCGTTAATGAGACGGCCGGCGCGTCCGTGGGCATCGACGGACAGATCGCAAATTACACGGCTGCCACCATTTCTTTCGACGCCGCCACCCAGCGAATAAACGATTCGGCCAATGGACTGGCCGATTTTTTGGACGACACAACCATTCGGGTAGAGGGTTCCGTCAGCAACAACGGCAGTTATATAGTCCTGGCCGGCGGAAACGCCGGATTTATCGCCGTCGAAGCAGCCAACGAACGAATCGGGCAGGGATTCCAGCTTTCCAAAGCCTGGACGGTCAAGACCGTCGAAATCAACATCAAGGCGGTGGAGACCGTAACCGACAACGTGGATGTCCAAATCTGCGCCGATGCGAGCGGAGCGCCCGGTACAGTGCTCGGCAGCGGAGCCATCACTGGAAGCACGGTGCCCGCCGATTACGTCTGGATGGTGATCAACCTGACCACACCGGTCAGCCTGGATGCAGGCACGCCTTACTGGTTGGTCGTCAAACGCAGCGGGGCGCTGGACGCGGTCAACTATTTCGTGCTGGAAGTGAACGAAGACCTTGGTTATAGCGCCGGGGCGCTGCGGCTGTACACCGGCGCCGCCTGGGTGGCGCGGGTGCCGGATGCCGACCTTAATTTCAAACTATCCTCCACCGAGGACACGGCGATCCAGATCAAAAACATCGTCACGGCGGCCGGGGAGTTCATTACGGCCGTGGATCTGGATTGCTACTCGGGGCTGCCGATCTCACAGTTTCGGGATGGGGACGGCCTGGCGCTCTACGAAGTAGAGGAAATGCTCAAGATGGGAACATCGAATTTTAGGCGCATGCTGGCGACGGTGGATATCAACCGGCGAGTGCGAATCTACGAGGAGCCGACCAACGACAACCCCTATTTGATCTCAAAAAAGGGAGAATTGCGGGACGCGCTGGATAATCCGGTGCGGGCCGAGCAGTGCCCGGTGGGGGTTTATGCGCGGCTGAAAGACGTGATTCCAGGATCGCTGGATACCAGCAAACTGGCCGACCCGTCGCTGATGTTTGTGGATGAAGCGGAGTATACGCCAGACACCGGCAAGTTGATGGTGCAACCGCGCGGCATGGAAAGCCCGTGGGATATTGGGAGGCCGATCGATGGCTGAGACATTGACCACACTAGCCAAACGGCTGCGGCCTTTGTTGCTTTCGGTTGCCAAATCAGCGGCCAATGCGGTTATCACGGCAGGCGAAGGTCCGGGAATCGACATCGCCAACAATTTGATCGGGCTGGGCGGAGATACCATCCTGCTGTACAAAGCCAATGGCAACCCGGTGGCGGAATTCGCCAAAACCGCATCAGTGGCAGCGCTGGCGGCGGCAGCGGCCGGGGATGTGATCATATTGCCGCCCTGCAGCATCAGCGGGGATCTGACTATCCCGGCGGGCGTGGCAGTGGTGGGAATCGGGCGGGATAAATGCACGATTATTGGGC